TCTTTGCTCCAAGCCAAAGCTGGATGGAATACCTGCCTGCACACTCCATTGAATTCCACCGCCATATCTTTTTGGCGACAACTTTTTATTGTCTGTGGTGATGGTTGTGTCCGTAATAGATCCTGTTTCTGCTACTGCAGCAATGGTAGCATTGTTTGTGAAACGTGGCAACTGAAAGTCACCAGTCAAACCAGTCACCATTGTAGCGCCAAGCATTTGAACCACTGGTTCAGGTTGCAAGAATGGGATGACATTACCGAGCGTTGTCTGCATAACGTCTCCACCTTCGTTACCGATGGTGAAAGCGGCACGCTCTTCTGCTTTAGGTTTGCCCCAACGCACGAAATCAGATGGGATATAAATACCACCGTCTTCTTTTACGCCGCGAGCTTCACGCTCCTGCGCGTACTGCTGTTCAACTTCTGCCTCGATACCTGTCAGCTTTCCTTTGAAGCGTTTTTCAGATAGTGCCTTCGCCATACTGAATCGCTTCAAATCTTTTTCAGTTTCGGAAGAATGCTGGTTCGCACCAGGTGCACCAGCACCAGCAACCTGAATTGCGATCTTCTCGCGCTTCTCAGCCGCAGTCACTTCGTCGTTGAGCTTTTCAATTTCATCCGCCAGAGCGTTGAATCTTAACTGCTCTTCAGCAGTCATTCCATCACCCTTGGCTTGAAGGCCCTGAAATTCTTGGAACTTCTGGGCCCTTTCTTCTTTCAGGGCCTTACTTGTTTTCATTTATAGATTTGATTTAAAAATTACTTTGTCATTCCCATTCCGACTTTCACGGACTGGAATTTTAATTCACGGCGCAGTGTTGCCTTGCGCTTCTCTTCCTTCTCTGCTTCCAACTTCACCGCAGGATCTTCAATAGGTTCACCTATGAATCTGCTTCTGATCTGTTTCAGATTACCTACTTCGTCAGGCATTTCACGTGTAACAAAACTTTCAAGTGATCTGCTCAATTCTTCCACTGTTGCATCTTCGTATGCCGGGTATGTCACCGGAGATACATCGTACAGAGTGCCCACTTTCAAGACAGTTCTGTGGTAATATTCAAAACCTTCATTGTTCTTTTTCTTTTCCCACTTCTCTTCCTTGATTGTGAATGCAAATGAGGATTGAGAAACATCTCCTCTGCTTACTGCGTCTGCTACGTGCGCTGCAATAGGTGAAGTGGAACTGATGTCTACTTCATACAACAGTCCTGTCTCATCTAAGGACAGGCGACATGTGCCTGAAGTAGTGCGGCCAAGTATCTGACTTGGATCATGATTGAAAAGGCAACGCACATCGTCTTTCAATACATCATCAAATGCACCTGGTGCAATGCTCTCGGTCATATAACCAAGATTGGTTACGCTATCAAACTTGGTAGCATACCCGCCTATCATTCGCTCTGTGCTGCCTTCCTTCGCTCGGCATGCTACAGGGTGATTGAAGTATCTGTAAGATGGAGCAATCATGCCCATAGTTCTTTTTTCTTTGCTCATACCTTTGCGTTATTGTCGGTGCTCGGTTGAGCTCCGGATTCAACAAGTTTTTTTCCGTAGTCTGCCGCCATGGAAAGTGGTATCTGATTTACCTGGATAAATGCTTCATTACCTCCCTCTATTGGATCGTAATCTTCCAGCTCACGAATCTCATTGATGGTGAAACCCATCATTGCCATTTGCTTGTAAGAGTCCATGCGAGTTTTAATATCTGCCCGGAGATATACCTCCACCTTGTGACGGAAGTAATAAGTTGGCTTCTCTACTTCTCTCAGCAGTTTGGCTTTTAGCTCCTGCTCAATTGCCGTTATCCATGGAAGGATAGTTTTCTTCATGTACTCAGTGTCCGTCATCTCCACTGAGTTATACCGGGCAGCTGTCTCAAGTCCAATTTTTGAAGGAGGCATGTTGAATATTCTGCACACATCCTCTGCTTGCCATTTCCTTGTTTCAAGTGCCTGGCTATTGGTCATGTTCGCTCCTGATAATTCCTTGATCTCAATGCCGTGCTCAAGAAGCGGAATCACTTTAGACGACGGTCCAAAATTGTCTTTGAGGTCTGATTCGATTCCTTGCTTTTGGGTTGAGTTTTTCGTTTGACCCGGAGTTACCGCATAACGCACAACGTTTCCATTGTTTGCGAAATATTGAGCGGCAAATGATTGAGTGGCGAGTGATGTGCCGAATGCTTCATTAAGCATTGTTACCACAGACTTGCCATAAACATTCGAAAGTCTCAGCACGTCCGCCTCAACTACCAGGTCTTTAAATCCTTGCACTGAGTAGTATCTCTTTCGGCCATCTGGCGAAAGTTTCTCAGTTACTTCAGAAGGACTCTTAAGCCATAAATATATAGGGGCGGCCGTCGTTTCATTACGTTCTATAATAATATAGGAGCACGGGAATATCAGTGCATAAGCAATCCAGTCTCTTCGCAGGTCGAATGCTTTTGTGATTTCATTCGGTCTGAAATTTAATAACGAACTACTCGGATGATCATTCACATATCTCCGTTCAGATGCATTTGTCTTTTGGTACACCAGCACTGGCAACACTGCGCACGTCTCACTGATTTGCCTGATGCACGCGAATGCCGCAGGAAGTCCAAGCACAGAGTTTTGATTGGCGCTTACTCCGGATTTGTTTATTGATCCGAAAACATTCATTAGCACATCCCAACCACGGCCAGTGATGCTTCTTTTTTCAACTGGTGAGTCATCACTTACCACCACAGCATTAACGCGCTCGATTTTATTCGAGCGCAAAAAAGAGGGTAGTAGTGCGTTGAATTGCATCCAGCACGCGAACCTCTACAAAGCCATGTCATTACTTATTATAACTAGTTATAATATCTACACCTGTAAAGTTTATCACGTTTGCTTCACGACAGATTTCATTGAATGAAGACAGAGCTCACCATCATTAATCAAACCGGAACACACTCATGTGTCATTGACAAGACTCCGGTAGAAGTTGGTATTACAATCGAACATGCGCTAAAGGGAACTCAAGATATCCGATGCGCATCATTCAAGACAAGTGATGGCCTTTTTACTATTCCTTCAAAGCTGTTGCATTTATCCGTAATCCAAATCAAATCTATATAAAAATGAAAAATTCCATTCGTTTATTAGGAGTGCTATTCGTACTCGCATTATCATTTACTTCTTGTGAAAAGCAAACAGTATCACCGGAGTTTGCAAAGTATGATTCCTTTGTTCAGAAGTATTCAATCACTGACGAATTGATTTCTGAGCCTTCAGTTTATGAAGTGCTTGATGAAATAATGAAAACAAATTTATGGCCGAAAGAAATTGTAAAGTATGCGCTCACCTGTGACGAAAGCCAAGAGGCTAAGTTGAGAATGCTCACTGAATATGCTTCCAGAAATTTGAGTGAAGAAAATATCGAAACCATTTGCCGGAGGAATACAGGAAGCATTAACGTTAATGGAGGCCAAGCTTATTGGGATTGCTCACCAGCACTTCTTGCACAAACTATTTCACAAGTAGGCACTGGTGTAGATCCTCGGGCTGTCAATAATTTCTACAATGCTGGCACTAGCATCAATACCATTACCATGTCTGATGTACTCAGAGCAGCGAACGGAGTAAACAACACAGCGTTTGATGGTATAATCGAAGTAGCTGACATCGTTTTCGAGAACGAAGTTAGCGGAGGTAATTGGCTAGTCGGTGCAGTCATAGTGTATGATGGTCAGGAATACTTATATTCTGATTTTAGTGGCAACTTGGGCAGTCTTATCTATGATCCACAAGATGGTGGAGCTTATCTGATTGGACCTATGCCTGGTGGTATTACTTCTATTGACATTACCGGACAGTGGACTCCTCCATTGTCTAACTGAATTGCAAGACAGTTCATTGAGAACATAGGAAATAGGATCCTATAAGTTCCGAAACACGGATAAAATGGGCGTGTGTTTTTATAGAATTTATTTTTGAATTGTACGCCCATTTTTTTACATGGCGAGGTAGAGCAGATGGCCAGCTCGTCGGACTCATAATCCGAAGGTCTCAGGTTCGAATCCTGATCTCGCTACAAATACTTTATTCACTTTATGGAATTCACATGGTCACCTTCGCTTATCATAACAATTCTTGGACTGCTTGCGGGCGGAGTTGGGGTATGGGTTGGTACTAATAATAAGATCACTCGCTTGGAAACAAAGGTCGAAACACTTGAAAAAGGGCATAGCGATTTGCATAATTTGATTCGCGATGGATTCGATCGTGTACGTGAAGAGATGAAGAAGGATATCAATTCCATTAAGGAGTATATGGCTCTTTTGATAAAAAAGAATGATGAATAAAATTCGCAAGATCATAATGCTTTGGCCCACGGCATGGACTCTTCCATTGATTGTGGTCACATGTTATTTCCTGCCGGAAATCATTTCATTCATTGATCCAACAGGAGCAAGCATTCATCAAGATTTCTGGCAACATGTAGTTATCGCAGCATTCGTGGTCATGCTTTTTTCGGACTTGTCTTTCGCGTTTATACTGTTCAACTTTCCAAATTTATTCCGATGGTACCAAGAATCTTTCGATCAGGAAGCGCCGCCAAATGCGTGGTTGCGGTTCTTTTTATTCTTCTCACTAATACTGTTGTCAATGGTTCTTACACTGCAGGCGATTGTGTAGTTAGCTGCGCTGTTGCGACAATTGGCGAAAAGGAGATCAAGGAAAACAGATCACCATTCATTGATGATTGCAATAGGTTGACGGGTGTTGCCCTTGGTTCGCCATGGTGTGCTAGTGTAGCGGCGATGTGGTATAGCCAATGCGGACTGATGTCACCGATGAGTGCGTATTCTCCAGATTGGTTTAAGAGCGATGAGTGCGTGTACATCCGTGGAAAGATTGATGAGAAGATAAAGCCGGGTGATACGGGTGGGATTTATTTTCCATCGAAAAAAAGGATTGCTCATTTGTTTTTGGTCGAGTCTGTTGATGGTCAATGGCTGCGGACCATTGAAGGCAATACAAGTGATGCAAAAAGCGGAACGGAAGCAGATAGGAACGGAGATCGGGTGATGCGGAAGAAAAGACTGAAATCAAAAGTTGAACGAATTAGCCGACACTGGGATGGACAAAAAAACAACTAACATCATCATAGCATTACTCGCTGTGAGTGTGCTGATGAATGGAATATTCATCGCGAAGATTCGTGATTTGAATAAGACTTCACAGCAAGAGCCAGCAATTGTAGGTATATTGAATGAGGAACTGAGCAGATCGAAGGGGGAGCGTGATTGGTTCAAGATTAAGGCAGATTCTTTCGAGGGAATTGCACTACAAAAAGAAACTCAAATAGCGCTGTTGGCGCGTAAAATGAAACAGACGAATGGGAAATTTATTAAAGACATTGCTGCTTGGCGCGCTCTTCCTGATGATAAGCGTGTTGAGTTTTTCGCAACCGAACTCGCCAAAGTGGATAGCATCCCCGGATGGTGATACGTTGCTAGGGTTCAACTCTAATCTTGTGAATAAGCTTGGTGAGAAGCTGGTATTGAAAAATTACCTGATCGAGAGAGATTATGAAATGACCAAACTTCTCGACTTGAACAGACAGCGTTCGGATGCTCTGGCAATTGCGCTCGACATGCGTGAAAAGGAAGTATCTGAACTTGATGGGCAGATCCGAATTCAAGAAGATAAGATTCGTTTTTTGGATGAGCTGATTAAAGTCAAAGAAAAGGAAGTGAAAACGATGGAGCGCAAGAAGAATTTCTGGAAGGTGATGGCAGTGATTGAGGGAGGAGTAGTGGTGGTGGTTACAACGGTTTTGTTAATTGTAAAATAGCATTCTTATGAAATCAATACTCAGGATCTACATGATCAACTGGTTTTCCTCAGTGAAGGAATTCTTTATTACCACAATCATCAACCTTGTTTTCGTCTCTACTATAATTGGAGCGGCCATGGATCTATGCCCAGTTTGGTTGAATCTAATATCCGGATTCGCTTTCTTCGGGAATATTCACCTGGCAGTTCGAAAAGGAAAACTGATTCGCACATGGCCGCATATCAAAGAAGCCGACTCACGATTAAACATCGTCGGCAATGTTTGGGCATTGAACTACCGGCCAACTTGGTACTATGAAAAGTTCATTGTCTGGTACACTCCGCGCAAAGGTGATATCTGGGTGATCATGGTGTTCTGGTTTTTGCTCGGTGTCATATCGGTTGGTTTTCACATTGCCGGAAACGTTGCCGTCATCACTCCGACAATCATTTTTGGAGCATGGGGATTACTTGTTTTTGGAACTGCTATCGTGCTTGGCGCTGACAAGTTCCTCACGTTTCTTTCAAAGTCAACTATCAAAGAGATTCTTCATGAGAGAGGTATAAACTACCATTCCATGCATGACTTTATCAATGAAGCAAAACAATCTGGATTCGAACTCAAATGATCACACTACTTCTCATCATCGTTTCCTACATCGCCATTGGCTCACTCAAGGGAGAAGCTGACACCATTCAGACAAGTGAGGAATATCGCCTCAATGGATGGAAGGCCAAATGGAAGGATGCCGGCGAGCGAATTGAAAAGTTTCCATTCAGCTCTACAATGCTGGTTTGGACCACTGACAAATGGCACCTATTCAACTTCCTTCAATATCGAATCACAGACTCCTGGATTATCTATGTACTTCACTTGACTGTGTTGACACCTTCCGGGATGCTGTGGTTGGATGTTGTAATCTGCCTTTGCTTATTCGCAGCTCTGGCTGTGTTTCGTTGGTTTGGTTTTAAAATGAGCTTCAGAAGATAGATTTAGGATTTAATCAGCACATAAGGGTTCGACCAATCATTCGCTCCATTAGCTGTTTGTATAGTGATCTGCTTCATGGGTTCTTTCTAATCAATTTTGGTTTTGGAAATTTGCGCCTCAAATACATCAATGCCTGTTCACATTTTTCAGCGTCTAGTTCAGCATCATGGGCGTCAATGGCACTGTATGTCTTCGATCCTTTCCATCCTTTGAAGGTGTCAGGATCATTAATGTACTTTCGAATCATTCGGGCATGTTCTTTCGATTGCCTCGCTCGTGCTTCTAAAAACGTTTCAATTGGCATCATGGGGTTATTCAGTTGGAGGGGTTGGTAAAACAAATTCATCTAATTCTTTCCAGTGAGTTGTTTTGACCCAATCGACGTCGCAACTGAATCGCGGATGATTCGCGTTTATCAATCGACCCATGCGGGTTTCTTGTCTTGTTTCACCTCCCATGTGAATACGGACGGAAGAGCATTGAACAAGTTTGTTTTCTTGCGGAAGCCTATCTTTGACACTCACCCACTTATTAGCTTCTGCAATCATCGCCTGTATTTGACTTCTCATCAAATTGGCGAACTCTGCTTTTTGCTCGAAATCTTCATAGCCTACATTCCATTCTTCAATGAATTCTTCAATGGAAATAGATTGTGGTTTAGCTTCTGCTACTCGCAGGGAGGCGTATTCTTCCATTGCTGCCAGAATTTTAGTTCGTGGCATATTAAAGTAATCATCGCCTCTATCAAGGTATGGAATTGTATTGAAAATTTCTTCTGCGCTTTTGCTTGCGTCAAGTTTAGATGAAGCGTATTGTTTCATCAATTCAATAATCATTGAAGGCTCAACGTCTATGTGTGATGCCGCGAAAGAATCTTCTCCGATTCTATCAATAAGCATTTGTTCTGCGTTCATTGTATTAAGTGTTAAGTGTTATTGCTCGAATGTTTGGGTGAAGTATTGTTTTGATCTGGATTCTAATTGGGTATTTTCATCTGCCATACTAACCTGTCCTGCGAAATGTGCATCCTCTATCTGCTTGCGTTCTTCATCCAACATTCCTTTCAATGTAACCTTAGTCATCACCAAGTTAGTTATCGCGGCATCAGCACCAAATTTATATTTAGCATCCTTGCCTTTTTTTGAGTTCTCGACAATGTTCATTTGAGTGTCGATCATCTCAATTGCTTTTTGTAAAACTGTTTTCTGTTTCATCCTTATTGGGGTTATGTTTTCTTCATCCGCTGCGCGGGGCTTGGGTGGAGGGCTACTTGTTATATTTGTACTCCTCCCAACTGCATGAATTGAAAATGATCCGATTGTTGACATACCTAGTATAAGCCTTTTGGTATTTGTCTGATTTATTATATGGCATCACAAATGGTCGGCATCCTAATTTCCTTAAAAATTCAACTCTGTAATAGTCTTGTTCTGGAGTTGTGTCATAACCAATCAAGACAAAGAACTGCATATTGTGGCATGGTATTCCCCACTTATTGCAGCGTTCAA